AATCACATCTGGGACCGTCGGAGCGGCCTATTTGGGCGTGATGACGGGTGATTCTGGATCAGGCGGAGCGAAAGGTGCCGTTCCAGCACCTATTTCTGGCGATGCGACGAAATTTCTACGTGGCGATGCGACTTGGGCCAACCCAAATGTCGGTTTGACCAGCGTCGCACTCGCTGTTCCAACGGAGTTGACGGTGTCAGACTCTCCGTTGACGGCCAATGGCACAATAACGATCTCAAAATCAAACCAATCGGCTAATACCGTTTGGGCCGGACCAACTTCCGGTGGTGCAAATACCCCAAGTTTCAGACTTTTAGTCGCGGGCGACCTTCCAACACACTCACACGCAGGCGGAGACATCACAAGTGGAACTGTCGCAGGATCATATCTGGGCGTCATGGTGGGAGACAGTGGGTCGGGTGGCACTAAAGGGGCTGTTCCTGCTCCTGGAACTGGTGACGCATCTAAGTTTCTAAGAGGCGATGCAACTTGGGCAACGCCTAGCACTGGCGTTACGTCAGTTGCACTTGCCTTGCCGTCATCGATCCTTTCAGTCAGCGGTTCGCCGGTCACAACGACAGGAACACTTACTGGATCATTGGCTAACCAAAATGCCAATAAAGTTTGGGCTGGTCCAACGTCCGGCGGCGATGCAACACCGACATTCAGAATCTTGGTAGCAGCTGATTTACCGACGCACAACCATTCTGGAGCCGACATCACGTCAGGGACGGTTGCAGCGGCCCGTCTCGGCTTAATGACTGGTGATTCTGGATCAGGTGGAGCCTCTGGTGCTGTTCCAGCACCATCGACAGGCGATGCGGCGGCTGGACGATTTCTCGCGGCTGATGCAACATGGAAAGTTCCTAATGGGTTGACGTCAGTTGCTCTTGCCTTGCCTGGAAGTGTCTTTTCGATCTCAGGATCACCCGTCACTACATCGGGCACGTTGACTGGTGCGTTCACTACGCAGACCGCGAACACGATTTTCGCTGGTCCAACCTCTGGTGGAGCGGCAACTCCAGCATTTAGAGCAATTGTTGCTGCTGATATTCCATCGTTGACAAAGTCAAAAATTTCTGATCTTGAAATCATTACGACGACATCGACGGCTTCAGCTATTCCGAAGGCTGATGGCAGCGGGAAGATTGCAAATGCTTGGCTCAATACTGGCTCTGGAAATGGACTGGACGCGGATACTGTCGACAGCGTTCATCTTTCTGGTCTGGTGCAAACCTCTCGAACTCTTACTGCTGGGACTGGTTTGTCTGGCGGAGGCACTCTTGCCGCCGACCGATCTTTTGCTCTAGACATCAATGGTCTTTCGGCCATCACGAGCTACGTCGATGCCGACACAATTCCGATTTATTCGGCGTCAGCAGTCAAGAAAATCGCTGCAAGTGATCTTTTCTTGACGAAACCTGAATCGTTCAACTATATCACTAATGGTGATTTTAGAATCTTTCAGCGTCAGGGGAGTTCGTTTGCTGACGACGTATATTGTCTTGATCGCTGGTATGCTCTGAATCAAAGTGCGGCATCGACAATCAGCCAAGGTGGAACTGGCTTCTCAGCATTCCCTGGAATGCTTTATTGCCGCGTTTTGCAGCCACAAGCATCGTCGCAAGCCTGCGGAATTGCACAAATCGTTGCGAGTGAACAAGCGAAAAGCCTCAGTGGCAAGAATATGTCGCTTCAATTCACCGCCCGTGGCAGCAGTTCATTCGTTTTGAAGTCGGCTCTTTTGGGTTGGACCGGAACTGCCGACTCAGTGACATCTGACGTCGTGAATAATTGGGGTTCGGCAACATATACTGCCGGAAACTTCTTTATTGGCTCCGGTGTCGACGTTTTGGCCCATGGTTTGCACTCAATAACGACAACTATAACTGATTTTCAGATCAATTATACATGGTCTGGAACAACTGAGTATAAAAATTTGATTGTGATGTTCTGGTCACAATCAGTCATGGCCCAAAATGCCTATTTCGACATCGGCGGCGTTGGTCTATACAAGCAATTCTACAAACGCGAGTATGTCGCAAAGGACTTTAGTGCAGAATTATTAAGCTGCAAGCGATTTTATGAAAAGTCTTATGAATTACCGACGGCACCTGTAACGGCCACGAATAGTTCGTCAGTAGCCTTTACGACACCTAATTCCTACACGGCATTGGCTGGCGGTTTCATAACCAATATTCGTATGGTTGACAAAATTGCCATCCCAACAGTCACGATCTACAATGTTGACGCATCCGGTGCGACCAATAGTATGCGAGATATGACTGGAACGCCGAAGAATGTTGCTGCATCGGCGACAAATGTGTCGAGAAATGGCTTCGATGTAACAATGGATGCATCGAACTACAATGCAATCACGGCCGGTGACTTGTTAAGATTCCATTGGATTGCTAACGCGGAACTGTAAATGATCCTAGAATCAATGGCCAAAACGATTCAACACGGACTTGCACGAAAGAGCATTGCCTCTTGTGCTAAGTGGGCGGAGAAATACCGCTTCATGGGGAAGCCGTTTCCTGGTCCTTGGGGTTGGAGCCGGCATCCTTGGCTTTACGAAATGCACAATTCCAAAGCTGTCGTAAATGTCGGCCGTAAAGCCTCTCAGATGGGGTTCACTGAATGGGCATTGAATCGATCTTTGTACTCAATCGATATTGAAAGAACCGACGTTCTTTATATTCTTCCGAACAAAACGCCTGACGCAACTGACTTTTCGTCATCGCGTTTTACTCCGGCACTGGAAGCATCAGAACATCTTTCACGGATTTTCACCGATGTTGACAACATCGGTCATAAGCGTGCAGGTAGCGTAAATCTCTACGTTCGTGGTTCACAATCTCGTGCGGGCTTGAAGTCTTTACCAGTCGGCGGTATCGTCTTTGACGAACTCGACGAAATGAATCAAGACAACATCCCGCTCGGTGAAGCTCGTGTTGACGGTCAAGAAACATATTGGATTCTCAAGATTTCGACGCCAACCCGCGAAAAGGTCGGCATCAATCTTGACTATCTTCAATCGACACAACAGCATTTCTTCTTCAAATGCCCTGGTTGCAGTCGATCGATCGAACTGACGTTTCCTGACTCATTGATTATTACTGCTGACCGGATCGATGATCCTAGAATCAACGACAGTCATTTTATCTGTACTTCATGCAAGAAAATTTTGCCGCATGAAACCAAGATGGAATGGATGAACGAAAAGAACTTTTGGGTGCCAAGCGCGACTGGTTTTGAAGCGGCTGGTTGGTACATCAATCATATGTACTCAATGGCAAAAGCCGGTCAGCCTGCTCGAATTGCAGCTAAAACGATTTTGGCTGAAACCAGTATCGCTCACGAAATCGAGCTATATAACTCTGATATGGGTTTACCGCATACGCCCAAAGGTTCTCAAATCACGGATGAAGAATTCGACGCATGTATGCAGCCGTACCATATGGGCAGCGTTCGATCCCAACGACTCGTAACAATGGGCGTGGACGTTGGCATTCGAAAGAACTTTATTGAAATAACGGAATGGCTTCTTCCAGACCGTTTTGTCACTGGCGACGTCAATATGGAATGCACGCCACGACTATTGCAAATAAGCACCAATCCTGAATTTGGATATTTGGATTGGTTGATGGAAGAATATAACGTCATCATGTGCGTAATCGACGCACAACCGGAACGCCGATCTGCCTTGCAATTTTGTATGAGGCATGTTGGCCGAGCCTATATGTGCTTCTACGCTGTTGGTATTCGTGGCAAATTGATTCACAAATCAGAAGAGCCTGAACCATCACTCAGCGTCGATCGAACAAGTTGGATGGATATGTCTCTTGGACGTTTTCGTCATAAAGGCATTATTCTTCCAAGCAACATTGACAGAGAATATCGGGAACATATCAAAGTTCCTGTACGAATGTATCGATTTGACAAAGATGGGCAAGAAGAAGCGTATTACGTTTCTGATACTGACGATCACTTTGCTCATGCTCGAACGTACAACGAAATTGCTTTGGTTCCGGCTTTGAAAATTGGCCACAATGCAAGCATGGATTCGCCAGTATGAAGATTTCTGAAATCAAGCATCCTGAGTACAAGAGCGGCATTGATTGCTGGATCAAGTGGCGGCACGCCTACGAATCGGGCGATGCTTTCATCGACAACTATCTACGTCCTTATTCTCGTCGCGAACGACCGATCGATTATCAAGAACGTCGATCAATGACTTATGTCCCCGCGTATGCGACGCGAGGCATAAACCGCATTCGTAATGCAATTTACAGTCGATTGGGCCTCGTGCGTCGCGAAGGCGGCTCGGCTGCATACCAAGCCGCTGTTAAAGGCGAAAAGGGTGGTATCGATCGGTTGCGATCATCGATGGCAACCTTCATCGGTATGGAAGTTCTCCCCGAACTTTTAGCCATGCAAAAGGTCGGTATTTATATCGATCGCCCTGAAGGCGACCCATTGACAAAAGCCGATGAACTTGGCAAGAATTGCTATTGTTACATTTATCGGCGTGAAGACGTTCGAGCCTGGTCATATGACGAAACCAATGAAATTGGACGATTCAAGGCTTTGTTGCTCCGCGACTGCATCTACAAGCAAGATGACGAATACGGTTTGGACAGTGAAGAAGTTGTTCAGTATCGACTTCTAACAAAGGTTGATTCTGGAATCACCGTCAAGATTTTCGATGCACAGTCGAATCAAATTGATGAACGATTTCTCAAATTACCACAAATCCCGTTCGTCTTTCCGTCTTTGCAACAAAGTTTGATGAAGGATATTGCAGCTTATCAAGTTGCACTCATGAATCTTGCATCGACGGATTTGTCGTACTGTGCAAAGTCGAACTATCCGTTCTACATCGAACAGTTCGATCCAAAATCTGAAAACATTTTTCGCAAAACCGCTCCTCAGCCAGCAGTTTCAAGCATTGGCTTTGAAAATCCTAGCGTTGGAATTGTCGAAGCTCCAGCGACCTATCCTGGAGAACAAAAGCAAGCTCAAACGTCGAGCACAGCTGAAGTCGTGGTCGGTGTCCAATCTGGTCGTCGATATTCGACCGAAAACCCACCACAGTTCATTCACCCTTCGCCTGAACCCATGCTTGCTTCAATGCAGAAGCAAGATAAAATGAAGGGTGAAATTGAAGAATTGTTGCATTTGGCTTTGACGAATCAAGGCCACATTGTTGCATTCAATACTGAAGACGGTTCACCAGTCGAAGTGACTTTGGATGGGCTATCCTATATCGGCCATGTTCTGCAAAATACAGAACAAGAAATTGCCAATTTCTTTGCTTTGTATGAAGGCAATAAAGAACCGGCAAAGATCATTTACCCGACTCAGTACACTTTGAAAAGTGATTCTGAGATCATCGAGGAAGCCCAAAAGCTCCAGGAAACTGCTCAAGGTATTCCGTCCAAGACCTACAAGCAGGAAATGGCAAAGCAAATTGCCGCCAAGACTGTTGGAACCAAGATCACTGAATCCTCGTTAAAGAAGATTTACGGTGAAATCGACGACGCACCCAACATGGTTTCTGATCCAAAGAGTATCGAGATTGACGTCAATCTCGGCTTGGTGTCTTTGGAAACTGCTGCTATGGCTCGCGGTTGGGATAAATCCGAACCGGAGAAAGCAGCAAATGACCATGCTGAACGTCTCGCTCGCATTGCAGCTGCTCAGGCAAAAGGCCAAGGCGTTCAAAATATGGAGGCTCGTGGAGTACCCGATATGGGTGCTAATCCGCAAGGTGCGAAGGAAGAAAAGGCGGCTTCTCAAGATCCTAGAAACCAACGCGACATCAGTACCAAGTTGACCAGAGGAGAGAACAAATGAAGAAGATAACTGCCATCTTCTTAGTCTGCGTATGCTATGCGATTTTGCTCCCGGAATCAAAGTCGGAAGCACCGATCAAGACGGCAAAAGAGCTGAAAAGCA